TTGTAAAATTTTACTTCTATTAGGAAAACATTTATGTGGTGTTTCAACCACAAGTCTCCCTTAATCTTACCACTACCAGAGCCAGGGGTTTGCTCAAACGGTAAGTTTGTCCAACGCGTTAACATATTGGCCACAAGTAGCTCGGCCTTATGACCTTTCTGTCTACTGTTAACCATTATTGAGATTCGATATATTTAATTAAGTTATCTACATCGTGAAGCTTGAGATCTGCGACTGCATCATCAGGAACTTCTATATCTAGTTGTTCCTCTAAATTCATTATAATCTCAACTATGTCCAACGAATCAGCTCCATAGTCTTTTACTAAATCTCCCCCGGGCTGTATTGTGCCTGGTTCTAAATTTAATTGGTGTTCTATTGCTCTTATCGTTGTATCTACATTAGTAGTCATAGTCTTGCTCCATTCTTTCTCTATGTTCTTGTTGTCTTATTATTGTTTTTTCGTGTTCACTAAGCTCTTCCCAATCGCAAGTTTTACAAGTTTTCCCAACTGGGATATACTCTCTAAACTCAGGTTTGTAAGGGCATATGTGTAACCAAAAAGTATCTCCATCTTTCATATTATTCTAAATGAGATATATTATCCTCTTTTACTATTTCTATTTTTTCTAATAGTGGGTGTGTCCAACCATGAGAAACTAGATAAGTATTTAAGTTTTCTTCTTTAAGGAGAATTTCTACGATTTTCTCCTTCCCTTGTTCATCAAGTGCTTGGTTTACCTCATCGAGGAACAGCACATTGATTTGACTTCTACTAATCGAAGTCATTAGTTTTCGTATTGCAACTAATGTCGCAATATTTACTCTTGCGAGTTCTCCACTAGATAACGCTAGTATGTCTATGATTTTACCTGTGTCAGTAACTTCTACATTTAGTTTATCATTCTCTACAACAAAGTTAATAGAGAATCTACCGTCACTAAACTCTGCTAAGTACTCATTAGTTAGTACTTCTAGTTCTTTGACGAGGGACTCGATCTTGTATGCGAGGAGTCCATTTGTGCTAAACGCTTTCTTAAGTATTTCGAGAATCGAAAGTTTATCTTCAACACCGCTAAGTTTATCTGTAATTTCAGATAACTCTGTCTCAAAGTCATTAGTTTGTTCTGTAATGATTTCAATTCTTGTGTTGTATCTTTCCCTTCTTTCATTCTCTGCAATTACTTCCTCCAGCCCATTACGAGCTTCTTGAACTTTGTTCTTAAGTTCTTGAATAGCCCCTTTGATTGCCTCTGGATCACTAACTGTTGTTGTGAGCGAGGTGTCAACAGAGGAGTAGATTCTTTCCCACTCTCTTGTTGTTTTGGCTGCTTTCCTATGTATTTCATTTTCATTCTGTATAGTCTCTAGCTTGTCCTGTTCTTGTTGCATAAAATTTCTGCAATTATCTGCTCTCTCATTATGCTCTTGATAGTGTTCTTCTACGAACTTCATATCAATTGGCTGTTCACAAGTAGGACACTCTTGTGTTTCAGCATTTCTTAAGACTTCATACTTACTTCGCATATTAACTTCATGAGTAAGTTCTTGTTTCCAAGCACCTAGCTGTCCAGTAATACGGTCTGTATCTTTTATCTCAGGGTATGTTTCTAAGTCAGCCCTGGCTTGTTGTATATCTAAGCTCCGTAACTGCTCTTTATATAAATTATTGTCGTTAATTTTTTTATTTTTTTCCGAGATATTTTCAAAGTCTATTTGTAACTGACGTAATCTTTTCTCATCTTCTTCCGAGATTTTTGGTAAATTCACTTTCGAGAGTACATCTATACTCTCCAATTTGTTGTCATTTAACCATTTAACGATTGTGTCGGTCTTTGCATTCAGTACTGTGACTTCCTGTGTTGCAACTCGTACTCCTTCTTTGAATGTCTCAAAGTAAGAAACGTAATCATCAAGTTTTAATAAGTCAATTAGGAACTTCTTCCTGTTAGTATCTGTTGCAGTTAAAAACTGTAAACTTGTATTTGTATTCTGATAAACAAGCTGGGTAAAGGTTTTAAAGTCAATACCTAATATCTCTCCCAAGGTTTTATAGGTATTACTAGCAGTATGACTACTAATATCTTCTCCGTTCTTTGTCAGCTTACATTTAAGGGTAGCACGACGTGATACAGAGATATTGTAGTTATCGCCATCAACACTAAAATCAAGGCTAATATCATACCCTTGATTAACATATCTATTAGCAATATCAGCTTTCTTAACATTTTTACTATTTTTATTAAATAATACTTCCTCTAGTATTAGTGGAATAGATGATTTACCTACTCCATTTGTACCAACGAGCTGTGTCAAAGTAGCACATGCTAGATCGACCTCGTTACCTTTCCCATAGGAGAAACAGTTATCCCAAATTAACTTCTGTAGAATAATCATTGTACACTCCTATAATTCCTTTAATCTTGTCCCCATCTAAATTTAGTATATCTTGTAAATATACTACAAGTTCATCACTAATTGTCATATCAGATGTAAGATTGAGTGTAGCTTCTACTTCTCGTCTAACAACTTTCTTGTCAAGTAGTTCTGAGTTTTTTATCTTTGCCAAATCCTGAACATCTCCTTCGAGTTCGTAGATTGTGTGGTCAAAGTCAGTCCCTATCATTTCATCAGGGTCTGATACAGTTTTTCTAATTAACTGCGGTAAGTCAAGTTCATGCCATGTCCATGTCCAGTCATCATCAATAAGTAAAGCACCTGTCTTTACTCTGTTTCTATGAAAACTTGTAGTCATTGGACTGCCTGGATATACTATGTTTCTTTGAGTATTCTCGTGTGCATGTAAATCTCCAGCAAATACAATCTTGTACTTATCAAATCTTTCTAAATCAACTTCAGGTACTACATGAGGTGGTATCTCTCCTCGAACGTGTGTAAATAATATATCTGCTTCAATCGATTCTATACTACCTTTTCTGTGTAGGTCTGCATATGGAAGGATTGCCCAGTCATCTTCTACATAAGTTGTATCAATAACCTCAACCAATCCATTCACATCTGAAGTTGCTTTCTTTAGGTTAGTAAAGAAAGTCTTGTTTTTCCTAGTAGCTTCATGATTTCCGTCATAAATAATAGTAGGAATTGTTACTCCTCTGATAAAATCAAAGTATAGAGTAAGTTCGTCCATTGAGGGGACTCGATCAAACAAATCCCCACCAATGATATGAAGTTCACAGTCATTTTCTAACTCACTAACTTGGTCAAAAAACATCTGATAACGATTGATTGCCCAATCTACAGGTACGTTCTTCTGTCCGAGTTTAATGTGCCAATCCGCTGTAAACAAAATCATGCTACGAAGTCTTCTCCCGGTTGCCATTCACAACCTGTAAGACCGCCTGCTTTAAGCGCTTCTAAAGTTCTAAGAACTTCATTAGCGTTTCTGCCTGTATCTAAAGCATTAACTGATACGTGCTGAACGACATTGTTACTATCAATGATATAAGTAGCTCTAAAGCATACTCCTTCACCGTCATCAACAATACCTAGTTCACTTGCTAAATACAGACCACAGTCTGCTGCGAGTGTATGTTCAATATCTCCAATCAATTGATTACTCTCTTTCCAAGCTAATTTACAGAATTCATTGTCTCCGCTGATTCCTATGACGTTTGCATGGTCTACTAATATGTCCATAGCCTGAATTTCAGTAGGACAGATAAAAGTAAAATCTTTGGGATAGAAGTAAATTACACTCCAGTCGTGTTTTAGAGGCTCGTAAGTCTCTGTTACGCTAGCTACAACGAATTCGTTGTCAGTATCTACACCGTTAAGTGCAAATGCTGGAAATTTTTCTCCTACTCCAATCATGATACGTCAAACTCCTCATCTACAGATTCGTTAGATTCTGCGCCTTGAACTCTTTTGAGTAATTCTAATTGTGCATCAGGTGTAGGTCTAGGAAGTACATCGTCCATAGACTTAAGGTCTTTGACTAGTTCCTGTTCCCAATCTTCTAATGCTCTTGGCTTGCACTTAAGCATTTGTAGTTGATACTCAACATTAAACACTTGTGGGCCTGTCTTCAATCTCTTGAAGTAAATATCCCAACCAGTCTCTGCGTCAGTAGGATTCCCGATGTCTTCCATAGCGACTAAGATTTGGTCGAAAAGTTTCCTTTTTAAATTAACAACTTTGACACTTTTGTCAGAGTAGTCGATGCCTTGGACTGCATAAGCCCAACCGCATTTTAAGTCAGGGTAAAAATCACGAACGTGATCATGCTCTACATTGTTAAAGGTTTCGGTATTTCTATCGAAAGACAAACACTCCATAGGAATGTTCTTGTTGTTCTCGCCTTTAATCCAGTAGACGTATCTTGGAAGTAAATCTCCAACCAATCTAATGTGGTGGTCTTCCTTGTTGCCAAAATTGTATGTTTCAATCTTGGACTTTTGGGCTGAGCCCTTTGTAGTATTAAAGCCTATTGCCATAATAATCTCCTATAATGTCTCCTCGTATTTGAAATGAATCTTTCCATCTCTAATATCAAGCAGTCTGTTTTTGGTTATAATGTCCTCACTAACTTGACAGAAAATGAGGTCTAGTGTGGTGTCTTTTGTTTTTACGTACTCGTAAGGATTACGGAATGATGCAACACC